AAATATACCAAGGTCTACGAAGAAAAGGAAATGGAGATTTGGCGCAGTCATTGCCGTTTTCTGGTTGCCAATCAGTACATGGGCCAACCCATGCTTGAGGGAGCGCTTAAAACAAAGGTTAGATTTTATATCCAGCCTCCAAAATATATCTCCAAGCTCAAAAAAAAACCAGCAAGCCTTAGCAGATGAAACAATGCCAGTGGATAAGAAGCCAGATATAGACAACTATGAAAAAGCGCTATATGACAGCATGTCAGAGATCGTCTTTAAAGATGACGGTCAGATCGCTTTGCATGATGTAGGCAAATTTTATAGCTTGAACCCTCGCATAGAGGTAGAAATTGTGGAGATGAGGACATGAACAACGTAAACCGCTTCTACTCAATCATCGAAGAGAAGCAGAGCGAATATAAAAATGTATTTGAATTTCTGCGCACGTTTATATCAAGTGAAAAAGAAGTAGGCTATACAGCATCCAGAATCCGTATCGATAAAAAAGGGGGGCGATTACCTCCCGTAAATACAATGATTCGGTTAGCGCCTATATTTGATAAAACATTCTTTGAAACATGTCTGAGAGAAAAATTAGACTCGGCTAAAAGAGACAGAGATGTCGAAGTTGGCCAGAAATATTTATTAAAAATTGAGAGCACGCAGAACACAACTGAGGAAGAGCGGTTAAGGAAGTTAAAACGCAAGCTCAAGCGTGAAATGCATTTAGAAAAATCGTGGGGGATTTAAAGTGAAATTACAAAAATTAATTACAAACGTACAGCAATGGTCTATCGACCGTGGACTGGACAAGGCAGACAGCAAGAAGCAGATGCTGAAGCTCTATGAGGAATTTGGAGAATTAGCTTCTGGGCTTGCGAAGGGAAACAAGGAAGTCGTTAAAGATTCTATCGGTGATGTGGTCGTTGTGTTGATTATTTTGGCGCAGCAGCAAGGTGTTATATTGATTGGTGATTTTGAGTTATCGCATGGCCGTTTATCGAAGAAAGATATCATGATAGTAGCTTCCGAAAATGTAGGAATTATATCAAATTGTGTCAGGAAAAATTTTAGGTGTGAAGGGCATATCGTGTACTTAATTGCTTATCTACGATTGATTGCGAAGGACGAAAATCTAAAATTTGAAGACTGCTTATCGCAAGCGTGGAATGAAATCAAAGATCGCAAGGGCAAGCTAATTGATGGCGTGTGGGTGAAAGAGGAGGACTTGAAATGAAAGAAAAATCATATGAGCAAGTACTAGATGAAATAATCGAAGAAGACAAGGTCAACAATCCGAATCACTACAAGGGCAAGTTTGGTCTTGAGGCCATTGAGGTAGTCCGTAATTTTGCAGGTGATTTAACAGCCGTGCAAGGCTTTTATTGGGGTAATGCAATTAAGTATCTATTGCGATTTCAAAGCAAGAATGGGCTGGAAGATTTAAAAAAAGCCAGAAAGAATCTGGATTGGTTGATTGAGGAGATGGAAAATGAATAAACAGGAATTGATTAGTATGTATGAGCGGATTAGTAATTTTTCTGAAAATGCCAGTACGAAAAAAGTTATAGCGAACTTACGGAAACTAGACGAACCACAAGCATGTCACGCAGATGTAACTCCACGTTATCTGCGAAATGTTATCGCACGACTGAGAGAATTGCCATTACATGATAGGGAAGTATGGCTAAAAGCCATCATGGATGAATTTGAAGAAGATTTTAGTCACTCAAAATGGCGTGAAGGCTATGAGCAAGGCAAGTCCGAAGGCGCATGGGTTGGTCAGCAATTAAAAGATGCGGATAAAATACGCAGAGAATTAAATAGGCCAATCGTACCGCAGTTTGTGGCGGAGATTATCGAGTATTACAAAAGAAATAATGCTACATTATATGATGCGCTCAGAAAGACGATTGATGCAGAGATTGCTAAGAATTTGAAAGAAACAGCGGAGCGGAACAATGTTGGAGGATAAGATTGAACAGCTAGAGCATGCTAGAGATCTGTACTTGCGTGACTTGGAACCCGAAAATTTAGCGATCATCAGAAAATCATTTGGATTGCAGGTTATGTGCAAGCGCAGGGATTGGCTGAAATGCAAAATCAAGGAATACGATGAAGAAATCAGAAAGTTAGGAGGAAGCGTGTGAACAAGAAAGATTTAACAATCGAATTTAGTGCGGAAATACTTTGGTTGAGACGTTATTATCACAATCGAATTAAGCAGATGATAGCCGAGAGAAAAAAAGAATTGCGATACCCGTACAAAGAAACAGATAAGAATGCTGAAATAAAAAGCACAAAGCCAGTCACTCCGCAGGCTCTGAAGATCATCGAGATTGAAGAAGCGGATGATGAGCTTAAGAAATTGAATATGTGGCAGGACGCTATCAGCGAGTACGTGCAGCACACAGACGAGAATCTGCTCAAAGCGATCAAAGCTGTGTTCGTGCATAAGTCGATGAATATTTCAGGCGCAGGCAGGAAGTATATGTACTATTCTAAAACAACCACGTATAAATTATTTTATGAGTGGCTAAAAGGTTTATCTCATGCGTTTGTAAGACAAAAATAAAGACGGGCATCTTACCCGTCTTTTAATCTTTCTTTAATTCATTATACTTTCTCATTTCAGATAATACATCTTGCGTCTTGATCTTCTCTGCTAAATCACCTTCTTCAATTTCTTCGTGTGTATAGTAGTAATCTACGATTGGCTTGTAATCCAATGCTTCAAGATAATCACCTCTGACGACGTAGATATATTCGTCTGTCAGGCCTTCTGCAATATCTTCTTCCAACTCTTCGATCAGGTCGGAATAGTCATAAGAGAAGGTATAGTTGCCTGCATCAATCCAATTCTGGATTTTAATAACAGTATCAAGCGTGAGATTGCCTATTTTACGTTCTCCGTTCCTGATTCGAGTGACAGCAGAACGATTAATTCCGATTTCTTTCTCCAAAAAATGAGCAGGGATGGCCTTGTTCAACAAGACCATCTCTACTTGTGACGTGTTAATTTTCATTAAATCACCTCAAAATTAAACGTTATATGCACGGCCTACGGCTTCAAACGTTGATCCATCTGCTTTGTCATCTTTAATATCTGAAATCAGTTGATCTTCATATCTGAAACCATGTTCTAAATAGTAATATGTAACGACTGCAAGAGCTTCTTCATGAGAAATGTTTTCAAGGTATTCAGCAATAACTTTCAATCCGTCACCGTAAAATTCAGATTTACGGTTTTTGTCTAAAATACGATTTGCAAGTTCTTCTTCTGGATCAAATTCTTCTGGCGTGTAATTTAACATTTCAAGAAGGTTCTTGTAGTCTTCTTCTTGAAGAATTTCGTTAAACATTTCATCGAAGAACTCGCTCATTGTGTCGTTTTCTTCGGCTTCTTTGTATTGTTCGTTGTAGTTTTGCTCAAGATACATATCTTCATAGTATGAAACATCTGTTGAGCCTTCTTCTATTAGTTGGTTAGTAACTGTTGCGTAAACACTTTTGTATGTATCTGCTATTTCGTAGTATTTATTTTCAACTTGAATATTAGCAAGTTTTTCTTCTGCTACTTCGATATAAAATTTTTTCATTTTTGTTTACTCCGCCGAATTTTTCGGCCCTTCCTCATTTCTTGATTATAGTATAGCATATCCGTTGACGTATGTCAACGATTTTATTTAAATTTTTTTATTTATTTATATCAATCATTAATAATATAATGATCAATGCGAGCACACACAAGATTATACTTGTGATAATTTTAATTACTAATCCCGCTGAGTAGAACAGCAGGATTAGTAAAAACAATGGTATGATGAGTATTGTCCACATGATTTTAACCCTCGAACCAATCGGATATATCGATATATCCTAAATCTTGTAGCGATTGGATGCGTCTGTTGAAATCTTCAACAATTGATCCGTTTATTGGCATATAAAATTCTAACGTTAATGATTCACTTAATTCAACTTGTCCAAAATTTAACATACTCATTTTGATAAGTTGCGTATATTCATTAAATATTAATTCATCTAATGCGATTTCAGGCTTTAAAATAGCATAGGTTTCAGCCTCATGGTCTAATCTAATTGTTAACATAGCAGTTGTACCTCTTGATTACCATTCAAAAAATTCTTTCATGTCGTTCGTAAATTCGGACAAGTCTTTATTTAAATCCCGATGACCGTACAGGAATTCGATGTCTTCTTTTAATTCACGATTTTGATTCTCAAGCGCATTGATTTTAAATGCGACTGTTGCGATTGCTACGACTGCGACGATTGTGATGATTACCTTTTTCATCATGATACCTCTTTTCTTTTTTATAAAATAACATCATCTTCGATTTTTGAAAAATCGCAAGTTGCATCTTCGTAAAATGATAATTCTAGCTCTTTAACTCTAGCGTTAAATTCGCTAAATTCAACAAGCTCGTTACTTCTGTAGATTTCAACTTGACCCAATTCTAATTCGACTATTTGAGATGTGTGATCACCGAACGAACTCATATCACAATCACAACAAGCGATAAGATCCAACGCTTGAGCGCATGATAGTATAGCGTATGTCTCATTTTCGTGGTTGACATATAAGACTCTAAGCTTTAGCATAACTTTACCTCTTTTCTTTTTTTGGCGAATCAGAGGATTTATGTTATAATGAAATATAGCATTGATCTCTGATTGATGCGATAACGACAAGATAGATTTCTTTTTAGCGATGGGAATCTATCTTTTTTTGTTTTGTAGAAAAGCTGTTCTATCAACCTTTCTGACTATATTATATCATGAGTGTTGACGTATGTCAACACTTTTTGTTTATTTTTTTAAAAAAATTTTAAATCAAGGAAATTCGATTAATAAAATTTGATACATATATTATATGAAAGATATCGATACATCATCTAAGCAATCTATATATGATACCTTTTACAACACGAGAGCGTGGCAGAGACTACGAAGACAAGCGATAGAGAGAGATAATAATGAATGCGTCTTCTGCAAGCAGGCTGGCAGGCTCACGACTAAGAGATTAGAGGTTGACCACATCAAGCAGGTTAAGGATCATCCTGAGCTAGCTTGGGATCTCGATAATCTACGTACTCTCTGTCATAATTGTCACGATAAGAGACACAATCGATATCAATCAACGATTAAATTTGATGACGAGACATTCAATTGGTAAGTTTACACGATTTTTAAAATCCGTACGATATACCCCCCC